GATTTAAAGCTCGTGGCTTGCGCGTCAAAGGGGACGATACGCCGATTGCTCCGGGTGAGTTCCGTGATGTGGACGTGCCAAGTGGCTCTATTAAAGACAACCTGCTGCCACTGCCATACAAAGAACCAAGTCAGACGTTGTTCTTGCTGTTCCAGAACATTATCGAGGAAGGACGTCGCTTTGCTAATACCGCTGATCTTCAGATCAGTGACATGTCAGCACAGGCTCCAGTAGGTACTACGCTGGCTATTTTGGAGCGCACACTAAAGACAATGTCGGCAGTTCAGGCTCGCGTGCACTACAGCATGAAGCAAGAACTGGGGTTACTAAAAGAAATCATCGCGGCGTACACGCCTGATGAGTACAACTACGACCCGGAAGAAGGCAATCGCAGAGCCAAGCGCAGTGACTATGACAATGTAGATGTCATACCTGTGTCCGACCCCAACGCCAGCACGATGGCGCAGAAGATTGTTCAGTACCAAGCGGTGTTTCAGTTAGCGCAAGCGTCTCCCAATCTGTACAACATGCCGCTCCTACATCGTCAGATGCTAGACGTGCTGGGTATTAAGGATGCGCAGAAGTTAGTGCCGATGGATGAGGATCAGAAACCAACCGATCCAGTGACTGAGAACCAGAACATCTTGATGGGTAAGCCTGTCAAAGCGTTCGCATATCAAGACCATCGCGCTCACATCACAGTGCATATGACAGCTATGCAAGATCCGATGATTGGTCAGTTGTTGCAAAACAATCCGATGGCGCAACAGATGCAAGCTGCGATGATGGCTCACATCAACGAGCACTTGGGTATGGAGTACCGCAAACAGATGGAGCTACAGCTTGGCTTCAACTTGCCACCTGCTAAAGATGAGTCGGGCGAACCTGTACATATGGATCCAGAAGTCGAAGCACGGTTGGCACCGATGTTGGCGCAAGCAGCGCAGGAGCTATTCCAGCAAAACTCCGCACAGGTAGCTCAGCAACAGGCACAACAGCAAGCACAAGATCCGATGGTTCAGATGCAGATGCAAGAGTTGCAGTTGAAGCAGGCTGAGCAACAGCGCAAGCAAGCTAAAGACACGGCGGACATCAAGCTTAAAGAGCAGCAACAAAAGATTGAGGCCGCACGAATCGTCGCGCAAACACAACTTGAGCGGGAAAAAATGGGGGCGAGTAGTAAAGCCGATGCTTTACGCATGATGGTTGATGCTCGTGCTTCGCGTGAGAAAGAAGCACTCAAGATGGGCGTAGATGTCCTCAAGCAAATATCTTCGCAAACACACCAACAAAACATGCAACGCGGTCAGCAAAACATACAACGCAATCAGCCTAAACCGACGAAAGGTAAGTGATGGATGCTTTTGAAATACTTATCCAACAGACGGATGAGAAGCTTGCACAACTCAAAGAACACTTGGCAGCAGGCCGAGCTACAACCTTTGACGAGTACAAATCGATTTGCGGTGAGATTCGGGGTCTGCTCATCGTAAGGGGTTACATATTAGACCTTAAGAAAAATTTGGAGGATTCGGATGACTGATTCAATTTTGCTGGCTACAGACGCCAGTAACCCGCAGGTTGTTGGGGCGTACCAGATGAACGCTACAGACGCGGAAAAGGCTACACAACTTCCCAAACCATCGGGATACAGAATCTTGTGTGCAATACCGGAGGTAGAGAAAGAGTTTGACAGTGGCATCGCTAAAGCAGACACAACTCTGCATTATGAGGAGCTACTGACTACTGTTCTCTTTGTAGTTGATCTGGGTCCTGACTGTTACAAAGATACTAACAGATTCCCAACTGGGCCTTGGTGTAAGAAGGGAGATTTTATTTTGGTGCGTCCAAATTCCGGTTCCCGGTTAGTGATTCATGGACGTGAATTTAGAATGATTAACGATGATTCCGTAGAAGGAATAGTTGAAGATCCACGCGGTATTCGCCGTAAATAACAGGAGGACGAGATGCCTGAATTTGAGAAAGAAGAGTTCCAGTTTCCTGATGAGAAACCTCAAAGTGGTAAAGAGGAACTCACTGTTGCAATGCAACAAGAGGAAGCACCGGAGGGCTTTGAGGTCGAGGTTGAAGACGATACCCCACCGCAGGACAGGGGCAGACAGCCGCTACCTCAGAATCTAAAAGAAGAGCTTGAGCGGGATGAACTTGACTCGTACGACGATGCGGTCAAGGAAAAGCTCAAGCAAATGAAGAAGGTGTATCACGACGAGCGCCGAGAGAAGGAAGCGGCGTTTAGAGAGCAGCAGGAAGCTATTGCTCTTGCCAAACAGTTAATGGAAGAAAACCGTCGGATCAAGACCATTCTTGACACTGGCGGGAAAGAATACGCCGCCGTTCTAAACAACGCCGCCACTCTTGAAATGGAGATGGCAAAGCGGGCGTACAAGGAAGCTTATGACAGTGGGGATTCCGATAAGTTAGTAGAAGCACAACAAGCGCTTCAGGTTGCAAACTACAGAATGTTGCAAGCCAAAAGCTTTAGGATGCCTACTTTACAAGAGGAAAATTATGCGGTACAACCGCAACCAGATCAGGTCCAACAATCTGCTCCTCGTCCGCTAAATCCTCGATTGGAAGCGTGGCAAAAGCGCAACCCTTGGTACGGGGCAGACGATGAGATGACCGCAACGGCTTTGGGCATACACGAGAAGCTCAAGAAGTCGGGCGAAGTGGAAGTTGGGTCAGACGAATATTACGCGGCATTGGACAAAACAATCCGTAGACGGTTTCCTGAATACTTCGATGTTGAGGAACCGGAGGACAAGGCGCGATCCGAGCCTGCTCGCACAAAGCCGAGCACAGTGGTAGCCCCAGCGGTTCGTAGCACAGCTTCTAACAAAATAAAGCTGAGAACGAGCCAAGTTGCGCTTGCAAAGAAGTTGGGATTAACCCCGGAACAATACGCCCTTGAACTCAGAAAATTGGAGGCCCAAAATGCCTGAAAATAAATTAGAACGCGAATTGACATCCCGAGCAATGAGCGAGCGCCCTAAGCAGTGGACGCCACCTGAATTGCTTCCTGAGCCTGACAAACAGGCTGGGTATGCCTATCGCTGGATACGTGTATCCATGCTTGGTCAAGCTGACCCCCGTAACCTTTCGTCCAAACTTCGTGAAGGTTGGGAACCAGTCCGCATTGAAGAGCAACCTAAATTTTCACTGCTAATCGATCCCGGTAGTCGATTCAAAGACAACATCGAGATTGGTGGGTTATTGCTTTGCAAGGTTCCTGAAGAATTTGTCGGCCAGCGTTCTGCGTACTACCAGAACCAAACTCAAGCTCAGACGGAAGCCGTGGACAATAACTTAATGCGTCAAAGCGATCCTAGGATGCCTCTTTTCAAAGAGAGAAAATCCTCGCATAGCTTTGGTAAAGGTAACTAAATTTTTAGGAGTTTTACATGGCTTATCCTACCATCGACAAGCCTTATGGCTTGCAGCCGATCAATTTGATCGGTGGGCAGGTGTTTGCTGGTGCAACTCGTCAACTACCGATCACAACCTCTAGCGTCAACTACAACACCGCGCTGTTTAACGGCGATGTTGTCATGATTGACTCTACTGGCACGATCATTAAGGGGACGTTGGACAGCGATACTTCTGCCGTTCCCGGTGTTGTTGGCGTGTTTCTAGGCTGCCGTTACACCAATCCTACAACCAAGCAGCCGACCTACAGCCAGTACTGGCCCGGTTTTGCTTCAGGCGTAACTGATGCGTATGCGTATATCAGTGACGATCCCGATGCACTGTATAAGGTTGTTTCTGTTGGCGATACCGCTAATACGACTGGTCTTGTGGTTACCCCACTTCAGCAGACTGTTCTGGGCAATAACGTCCAGTTGGTTCTGAATACAGGTGACACCACGTTCGGTGATTCCCGTATTGGTGTTTATTGGAACTCTGGTGCCCCGACTCAAACGTACGCTATGCGTATTGTTGATCTGGTGCCGGATACGTCCTACGTTTCCAGCGGGAACATTGTGTACCCCGAAGTGATTGTCAAATTCAACTTTGGCTTCCACTCGTACTACAACGCCACCGGTGCTTAAGGAGTAAAACATGGCTATTTCACGCGCACAACTACTGAAAGAGCTACTCCCCGGCCTGAACGCGTTGTTTGGTCTGGAGTACGCTCGTTATGGTGAAGAACACAAGGAAATCTACGAAACTGAGACTTCCGAGCGTTCTTTTGAAGAAGAAACCAAGCTGTCCGGCTTCTCGGCAGCTCCGGTGAAAAACGAAGGTTCTGCAATTGCGTATGACAACGCGCAGGAAGCATGGAC